AAAGAATTCAACAATAACCCGGCGCTGATTAAGAGACAAAGACCTACTAAAGACAACCAAAAAGCAGGAGCAGAAAACGGCCCAAAAGGCGGTTTTGAATATAATTTCGTTCCTGAGGGATGGGACTTACCAATTAATGCAACAACACTTGGTTGTTTAATGTATGATTGCGGTGACTACCTTTTCCCACACCGCGACAAGTGGAAGTCATTAAAAGCAGACGGTAAAATTTATGGCGACAGCTTACGTTTAATGAACTTTGCAAATGGCAACAACCAGCATGAATTTACATTTATTCATGATGGAAAAGTAGTTACATTTGAACCACGTCGTTGGTATGCAGTGAATACTCGCAAAATACACAGTGGTGTATCATTCATGGATAATGTATGGCACTTTAGTTGTGATATCCACCTAAATTCAAGAGGTGAATTAAACAGACCACCACAGGAAAACTTAGAAATCAGTACTAACTGGTTATTAAAGGTTTTACCTTTTGCACAATCACCAGATGACACAAAAGGCGTTAGTTGCACACGTAACTAATCACTGAAAGCTATAAAAAAGAGCAGAAAAATACCCTGCTCTTTTTTTCTGAGCAATATAGATAAATACAAATAGCAAATATTTTTAAGGAGAATTAAAATGGCTGTAATTTCAAACTTTGGCGTTCCAGTAGACGCAGCTGACGATAGCGGCGCAACTCTAATGCCAAAACTACAATACCGTTTCCGTGTAACATTTACAAATTTAGGCGGTGTGTCAGGCGGCCCACTAGTAACTCGAAATGTTATTAGTGTAACACGACCTGCACTAGACCATGATGATGTAACTATTGATACATACAACTCAAAGATCCGTTTAGCGGGTAAGCATATGTGGCAAGATGTTACACTAGTACTACGTGATGACGTAGATGGTGAAGTGATTTCACAACTAGGCAAGCAACTTAGCCGCCAAGTAAATCACAATGATCAATCATCACCAAAAGCAGGCGCAAGTTATAAATTTGCAATGAAAATTGAAACATTAGATGGCTCAAATGGCGCTGGTGATGACAATGTAATGGATACATGGACATTGGCAGGTTGCTTTATTCCAAGTATTCAGTATGGTGATTTAAACTATTCAACTTCTGAAGTTGTACAGATTACTGCAACGATCCGTTATGACAATGCATCGCACAATGATAAAAAGAGCGGCGAGCTATTAGGCGATGATGGAGCGGACTCAGCAAGTGATAGTTCAGTTTCAACAGCACCTGGCAATTAATCTAAACCAAAAGGAATAGATTATGGGATTTTTAGGTGATGCAGCATCAGAAGCTTACAATCAGACCTCAAGTGGGGATACTGAGCAAACTCTATTGCCTAGACATAAATTTCAATTCTCCGTACAATTATCCCACCTGACTGAGTCAGGTGGGTTTACCACTTTAGATTTGAATCGTATAGTAAGTATTGATATGCCTAGCTATGATGTTCAGTCTACTACAATAAACCAGTTTAATAAAAAAAGAATTGTACAGCAAAATATAACATATTCACCAATTTCTTTAATTGCGTATGATACCCGCGATGCGCAAATTGAAAAATTCCTAAAGAGTTATTCAAAATACTATTACGGTGGAGTAATGGACACGGCTGGTGGAATGCTAACAATGGACGATATATCATCAGTTGGCTTTTTTGATGGCAATACAGGAACTGGTTATAAACTACAAGATCAAAAATATTTCATATCCAAAATAACAATCACAAGAGAAAGTGGTGGGAGCGATACTAATGTCATTACTGTATGGCACCCAATAATTACAAACATTGGTGCAGACACTCTTAACTATAGCGAAAGTGGATTAGTAGAATACAGGATTGACTTTTTGTATGAAGGTTATGAAATAGAGACACAATAATGGCAAAATTTCATCAAGGTGAATACGAGCCACAAAACCCACAAAAATATTTGGGAAAAGGACGCCCTCGATACCGTAGCGGTTGGGAGTTAACAGTTTTCCGTATGTGTGATAACCATCCCAGTGTTGTTGGTTGGGGAAGTGAGACGCACAGAATACCATATAGAAATCCACTTACTGGAAAGAACAGCACATACGTTCCAGACTTATTAATGGTATACAAAGATAAAAATGGACAAAACCACGCTGAGATTGTAGAAATTAAACCAGCTGGGCAAACATTAGGCGAAGCAAAAAGCCAAGCCGAAAAAGCAGCAGCAGTTGTAAACCATGCAAAATGGGAAGCAGCTAGAGCTTGGTGTAAATCACAAGGATTGGGATTTAGAGTTATTACCGAAAATCAAATTTTTAATAAACCAAAAAAGAGAAAAAGATGACAAAAAAACTTGAGGAAGAATTTAATTTACCTCCCATTGAGGACATCAGTATTCCATTAGAAGTTGAAGATGAAGAAGTTACTTTAGAAGAAGTGGAAAATAATATTACTGAATACCGTGGGCAATTGGACTTAGCAGAGCGTACCGATGCAGCATTGCCTATGGTAACTGGACTGGAAGAACTAGATAGAGAAATGGATGAGTATGCCGCAAAAGCAATGGAAACTTTTGATGAGCTAGTAGACCTGGGAAAAAATGTAGAAGACAGAAATGCCGCCCCGGTATTTGATAGCGCCAGTAAAATGTTAACAGCCGCACTCCAAGCAAAGCAAGCAAAAATGGATAAGAAGCTAAAAATTATTGAGCTACAAATGAGACAACGTAAGCTAGACATGGATGAAAGAAAATTAGAGCATCAAATTAAGTCAAAAGAAGAAGATGATCCAGAAGAAATACAAGGAAAATTTGTTAATGACAGAGCAAGTATGCTTTCGGAAATCATGGGACAAATGAAGCAAAAAGATAAATAGTATTAACGGAGAATATAGCTATGAAATCCTATACACAATACTTAATGGAATCTAAAAAATCTTGGAAATTCAAGATTAAAACAATCCATGAATTAACAGACGATCAGTGTGATCGAATCGAGAAGCACCTATTAAAATATGACTCGAACGGACTCGGTGCTGCCAAGAAAACAATGTTACAAAGTACACCAACAGACTTTCCTAACCACAGAGGTTATGAAGTTTACAGACATGAATTTGAGGTCAACTTACCAGTAAGTGGTTTCCAAATACAGACAGAAATTCAAAACTTAATTGGATTAAGAGACGGTGTTCTTAAAGTAAAAGGTGAACACGAAATTGATGCAGACGAAGAAGTCGATCAAACAGATGTTAAAAGTGTATTAGAAGATGGCGAATATAGCGAAGCCGAAAAAGTTAACTCCGATGACTTTTATGGTGATGAATACAACAAAAGTTTCATCAAAGAATTAGCTAAAATTAAAAAACAAAAGGAAAAAGGCAATGAGTGATTTAGAAAGATTATTAAAACTTGCAGGCCGTGAAGTACAACAAGTAGCTCAGAGCCCAGCAGTAGACAGAGAAATGAAAGAAGCTGCACCAACAAATACAAAAATGGTGTGTATGGATTGTGGTGACGAAATGGGTCATCCAACTTCAGACTGTGAAAACAGTGCATACGACAAAGATGGAGATCATTGGATTGAAATCGATGTTGATGGTGACGGAGATGCAGATATTAAAGTAGCATCAGATATGGCAGAAGAAATATCACCAGAAGATAAAGAAAAAGCAATGAAACGTGCGTTTGCAAAATCAGATGAACCAGAACGTGGTGAAGAGCGCAAAAAGGTATCTCTAAAGAAAGCACCATGGGAAGAGTCAGTAAACGAAGCTGATGCTGACGAGGATGCAGTACATGAGTTAGTATTGTATGCAGACAATGACGGTCAACTATATCAACAAAGTACGTCTCCTATTCGAAAGAACCTATCAAAGAAATTTGCAAAAGGCGTTTATGATCATGATAAAGCAATGGTACTTTGGAAGTATCACGCAGATAGAGCAGCAAAGAAGTATGGCATTGAACACGGCAATAACGATGGATTTGCTATCTTTAGTCCAGCAGATCGCAAAGCAGCAGCAAAAGAGTTTGCGGATGCATGGCAGATGGAACTAGAAGCTGGTAACATGGAAGAAGGCAATGAATTCTCAGGCGCATTAGCCAATGCTAAAAAAGACGGCAAAAAAGAGTTTGAAGTTGACGGTAAAAAATATAAAGTAAAAGAATCATCATGCGGTTGTTGTGGAAACGATCCATGTGACTGTGATGATGGATGTGCTTGTAAAGAATCAGTTATGGAAGCGCCAACTATGGACACAACTCAACTGGTAATCATGATGAAAAATGCAGGTTTGTCAGAAGAAACAATCCAAACAAAATTAAATGAATGGGCCAATTCTCCAGCAGACGCAAGTGAGCTTGAACAGACATCACATGGTGAAGCGTATGAGTTTGCACAAAATGTAAATCTAAGTCTAAAGCGTTATTTAGATGCACAAGACATGAAAGTGCAAGTATCAGAACACACTGTGGAAAATATGAAAGCACTATACGAGTCCAAGAAACAAAAGTAACGTTCTACCGACTGAGCGAACGGACCCCCCAGATAAACAGTGTAGTTTTAATTAGCTGCACTGTTTATTTTTTTATAAATATCATTATGAAAAACCCAATAAACTACTATACTGATACACATGGACAAAAAATGTCATTTCATATACCTGATGACATTAGTAAGTTGTGTATTAATCTCAGCGGCGGCGCAGACAGTGCTATGCTTGGATATATGACAATAAAGTATTGCGAGCAGTATATACCAGATGCAGAAATACATATCATTACATGTGCTAACCAACCCAAGGGCTGGTATAATGCTAAGTTTAGTTCTAATGTAATTGATAGATTATTACAAATTACTAAAACAAATATGATTAAGAGCCACTATACATATTTTGCAGATGATCAAAGACGCACAGACTTAAATATTGTGGAATTTAAAATGGCGCATCTAGGAACAGCTAACTTCTTCATTCACGGAACTACACAAAATCCACCGTTAACAGAAGAAAATTTGCTCGAGGGTAGATTTAAACCACGCGATGCTGGTCATAATAGATTTATACTAAGAGATAGAATTAATAATTGGAGATACATGCCCTTAATGTATGTTGATAAAAGAATGGTAGCATACTTGTACAATCATTTTGAAATGATGGAGTTACTATTACCTTATACTAGAAGCTGCGAACAAGCATCAAGACACAATCATGATACACCAGTTTGGATGGTTTCGGAATGTGGTGAATGCTGGTGGTGCCGTGAACGTGAATGGGCATTTAGGAGTACAACATGAGTGTAGATACCAAATTAACTAAAACCCCTTATACAAAAGAAACATATACGCAAGAGCAAATACTAGAGCTTGCCAAATGTATGCAAGATCCATTATATTTTATTGAAGAGTATTGTTGGATTCAGCACCCCACTAAAGGACGTATGAAATTCAAACTGTTTGATTATCAAAAAGAGCTAATTAAATCTTATCATGATTACAGATACAGTATTGCTCTTATTAGTCGACAGATGGGAAAGTCAACAGCCGCTGGTGCATACCTTCTTTGGTATAGCATGTTTATGCAGGACCAAACAATCCTTATTGCGGCACACAAATATAGTGGCGCACAGGAAATTATGCAACGTATAAGATTTAGCTATGAACTATTACCAAATTTTATTCGTGCTGGTGTTGTATCATATAACAAAGGTAGTATTGAATTTGACAATGGTTCACGTATTATTGCACAAGCAACAACTGATAACACTGGACGTGGTTTATCTATATCATTAGCATATTTAGACGAGTTTGCATTTGTGCGTCCTAGCATTGCACGAGAGTTTTGGACTGCACTTTCTCCTACGTTAAGTACAGGTGGTAAATGTATTATTACCAGCACACCGAACCAAGATGATGATCAATTTGCACAAATTTGGCGTGAGGCATGCAATACAATTGATGAGTATGGTAACGAAAAAGAAACTGGCAAAAACGGATTTAAAGGTTATAATGCTGATTGGAAAGAACACCCAGATAGAGATCAGGAATGGGCAGATGAGGAAGAAGCAAAGATTGGCGAAGAACGTTTTCGCCGCGAACATTTAAATGAATTTATTGCATATGACGAAACATTAATCAGCAGTTTGAAATTGGCTATGATGGAATCAAAAGATCCTTGGGCCAAACAAGGACAGGTGCGTTGGTATAAGCCAGTAAAACCTGGCGCACTTTATCTATTATCATTAGATCCAAGTTTAGGTACAGGCGGTGATAATGCAGCTATACAAGTATATGAACTTCCTGGAATGAAACAAGTTGCAGAATGGATGCATAATAAAACACCGATACAACAACAAGTTAAAATATTACAAACACTGTGTAAATATATTGAAACAGAAAGCCAGGGAAAGAGTGAAATATACTATAGTATAGAAAATAATACACTTGGCGAAGCAGCACTTGTTACTGTGGAGGGAATTGGAGAAGAGAATATACCAGGCACATTTCTTACTGAGCCAAAGAAACGTGGTAATAGTACAAAGCTCAGACGTGGATTTACTACGACCCACAAGACAAAACTATCAGCATGCGCAAAATTAAAGCATTGGATTGAAACAGATAAGATTGAAATAGCCAGTGCGCCTTTATTAAGAGAATTAAAAACATTTATAGCTCGCGGCAATAGTTTTAGCGCCAAGGAAGGTGAAACTGATGACTTAGTGATGTCCTTGGTATTAATTGTTCGTATGGCACAAGAAGTAACTAGGTATGAAGATGCAGCATTTGAATATCTGGGAACAGATGACGATGACGATTACGATGAACCAATGCCAATGAGCTTTTTATAAGCCTGTTTGCATAAATACATATAACAAGAGGGCATTAATGTGGAAAACGAAGAATTAAGTCAAGAAATTTTTAGTGTATTAAAGGGTGCGAATTATAACCTTTTATTGTATAAGAATGACGGAAGCAAAACAGCTGATCCTGTAGAAGCAACTCGCTTCTATGCATCAGATGCTGACTTAATGGTAAGTATTCGTTTCAATGATACTAAGGCAGAAGTTTTAGTTCAAGCTGGACAAGACTTTGACGTTTTAGCAAATAAAAAATTAATATCTATTATTAAAAACATAGCCCATAAGAATTTAGGTGAATTTACAGTGAAAAAGTTTGACAAATCAATAACCCCCAAGGACTTTGCACATCAGAGTGTAACAGAATCAGCAGCATTTGGTAAAGCATTTGGCGGCGTGAAAACAAGTTACATGCCAATGCAAAATGCCAAACTAATCATTAAGCACAGCAAAGGTGTTAACGAGGAAGTACGTGGATCACGTAGCCGTAACATACACAGCCTGTTTATTGAAAATTCACAAGGTGAAAGATTTAGCTTCCCATACAAATACATGGCAGGAGCAAAAGCGATGGCGATGCACGTCAACGAAGGTGGTACTCCATATGATAACAAAGGCGCAAGCATTTTATCATTATGTGAAGAAATCGCCGATCTAAACAAGTTTGTAAGACATGTTAGATCAAACAAATTGGTAAATGAGAATAATACCGAGATTGTAGAAACAGTACGCAGTCACATGGCTCGACTAAAGGAAACAATCAATAGTCTCACAACACTTAAAGGTTATAACAACTTCCAATCACAAGAAGTGTCAGAGGAAGAAGACAAAAGTGTTGACATTTCAGAAAAATTCCTATACAATACTATTACAACTGAAGATTTAGAAAAAGTAATGAATCGTGTTAATAAGATTGTGGGCGAAGCAGCATTTAAAGATAGCATGGAGAAAGAAACCATTACTGCACTATACGACATGATCAAAGACAAACAAGACTTTGGCATTTCGTTTGATGCTAACGATCCAGACCATCCGGATCACCAGGATCCAAAGAAATTTGGTGGACAACATGGTAGTTCAGCAAAGCTGGCCTCCATGCTAACTTTTTTAGGCGCAAACGCCAAGAGTGATGAAGCAGCAAATCACTTACTACGTTTAAGTGATTTGGTTCCAGAAATGACACCAAAAACACAGAATTTGGTTGCACAAATGGTTAACTATCTAAATAAGACAGCTAACACAACCGATGTACAACCAACCGAAAGCATTTCACTTGATGAAGGTGTTATGCTTACATTGCGCAAAATGGTTGGATAATTATTTTGCAAAAAGTGCTTGACAGTAAGCACTCAAAGTACTATACTGTATAGGCAAACAAAGGCAAGTAGTCAATAGACTACAACACACAAAGTGAAGAATAGTTCTTCGCTACTAATATAGGCTAATAAAGGAAAAACATTATGTCACTAGCAGAAATCCGTGCGAAATTGCTCGCACAAGAAAACAACAATACTTCTAACCGTCAATCAGGCGGCGGCGATAACGCAATTTTCGCCCACTGGAATATACCAGAAAACACTAGCGCAACATTGCGTTTCCTCCCAGATGCAGATGAATCAAACACGTTCTTTTGGAAAGAGCGTCAAATGATTCGTATGGAATTTTCAGGCATCAAGGGCGGTGACGAGAATAAACCCGTAACAGTTCAGGTTCCATGCGTTGAGATGTGGGATGGTATGAGCTGTCCAGTACACGCAGAAATTCGTCCATGGTTTAAAGATCCTTCAATGGAAGACATGGCACGTAAGTATTGGAAAAAACGTTCATACGTGTTCCAAGGCTTCGTAACACAAAGCGACATGCAGGAAGATAATGTTCCTGAGAATCCAATCCGCCGCTTTGTAATCTCTCCTCAAATTTACAAAATTATTAGTTCGGCTCTTATGGATCCAGAGTTTCAAGAACTTCCAACTGATTATGAGTTGGGTACAGACTTTAAAGTTACCAAAGGTAAAAAAGGTCAGTATGCAGACTATGGAACATCCAACTGGGCTCGTCGTGAGCGTGGCTTGGATCAAGCAGAACGTGATGCAATTGCAACGCATGGGTTGTTTAACTTAAATGACTTCCTTCCAAAGAAGCCAGATGCTGAAGCATTGAATGCAATTCTTGAAATGTTTGAAGCAAGTGTTGATGGACAACTTTATGATCCAGCACGTTTTGCAACATTCTATCGTCCATATGGCGTGGATGCTCCAGCTAGTGGAACACGTCCAGTAGCGGCGGCGGCACCTGCTCCGCAACCAGCAGCGTCTGCTCCAGTAGCGGCTCCTGCAATGGAAGCAGCACCTGCTCCAGCCCCCGCTCCTGCGCCAGTAGCAGCACCAGTGGAAGCTGAAGCAGCACCTGCGGCAAGTGCGCAAGACATTCTTGCAATGATCCGTTCACGCAAAGAAGACTAAATCCAACACACAATGGAGGCGACAAAGAGTCGCCTCCGATATTAATTTAGGAGATACATATGGCACGACCATTTGATGTAAGTAAATTCCGCAAGAGCATTACTAAAGCGGTACCCGGACTTAGTGTTGGGTTTAATGATCCAGATACATGGATCAGTACAGGTAATTATACACTAAACAAACTTATCAGTGGAGATTTTAACAAAGGTATTCCACTTGGCAAAGTATCAGTATTAGCTGGTGAATCAGGCGCAGGTAAATCATACATTGCATCTGGTAATATTGTAAAGCAAGCACAGTTGCAAGGTATCTTTGTTGTCCTTATTGACACTGAAAATGCATTGGACGAGACTTGGTTGCATGCACTTGATGTTGATACTAGTCCTGAAAAATTACTAAAACTTAATATGGCAATGATTGACGATGTTGCCAAAGTTATTAGTGATTTTATGACAGACTACAAAAAAGAATGGGCAGACAAGGAAAAGGATGAGCGACCTAAGGTATTGTTTGTCGTTGACTCATTGGGAATGATGCTCACGCCGACAGATGTTAAACAGTTTGAAGCTGGTGATATGAAAGGTGATTTAGGCCGTAAACCTAAAGCATTGACATCACTTGTTCGCAATACGGTTAACATGTTTGGCGAATACAATGTAGGTTTGATGGCAACTAACCACACATATGCATCACAAGATATGTTTGATCCAGATGATAAGATTTCAGGTGGTCAAGGCTTTATCTATGCATCAAGTATTGTTGTTGCAATGCGTAAACTTAAACTAAAAACTGATGCCGAGGGCAACAAAACATCTCAAGTACATGGTATTAGAGCGGCGTGTAAAGTAATGAAAACACGTTATGCTAAACCCTTTGAAAGTGTGCAAGTGGAAATTCCTTATGAAACAGGCATGAGTCCATATAGTGGACTTGTTGAGTTTTTAGAAGCAAAAGACATTCTAAAGAAAAGCGGTAATAGTTTGGAGTACACCAGTCACGTAACTGGAGAAGTAATTAAAATGTTCCGCAAGCCTTGGAATGCAAACAAGGATGGCGCACTAGACTTGATTATGAGCGAATATGATGATGAAGTTGTTGATGCAATCGAAGAGATTGTAGAAGATGACACCTTGGATATCACAACGGAGGAAACTCCTTATGTAGAGGAAACAGTCGATGGTATTGAGTGATTCAGATCTGGAATTTGTATTCCAAATGTATGATAGTGCAATTTCGTTAATGGGTTCGAATAAAGACAAAGATTCCTTCGCAGAAGACGTGATCAGCCATTTAGTTGATCACGGATTTGAAGTTAAAGACAATGTTGCAGAGTTAGCAGAACATTGTCAGTTTTTAAGTGATGCAGTTGATGCTTATCTTGAAATGGAAGAGGAAGATATTGACATTTTCGAAGACGCTAACGAAGATGACGAAGAGCTAGATTGGTAAAAAATGAGCATTTGGTATCGTAAAGTTACTACAAATATGGCTGAGATTGTCAGTGCAATTTCTCACTTTGAGCGTGAAATTGATTCAGCTAGATATGAATGTGGAATGAAAGGTAATCTCGAAAAACAGAGCCGTGACATGCCAGGTATTGTCGAGCACCGTTTCAACCAGCTTCAAGAAGTTGAAGCGATACTAGAATTTCTAAATACGGAAATGCGTAAGACACGCAGTAAGATCTTTCGTAAGTTTTTAGAATCTTACAATAGAGCTCTGTCCAGTCGAGATGCTGAAAAGTTCGTTGATGGGGAAGAAGAAGTAGTTAATCTACAGTACCTCATCAACGACTTTAGTTTGGTACGAAATAGATTTATTGGTGTTATTAAAGCACTTGAAGCGAAGCAGTTTCAAATTAATAATATTGTTAAACTACGTGCAGCTGGACTTGAAGATATATCTCTATAATTATTTTCAATAAAAATTATAACCTATTGAAAGCGAACGATTTTATTGTTCGCTTTTTTATTGACATCAAGACGTCTTACTGCTATATTGTATGAGTAAGTTAAACAAAGCTGGAGTAAACAATATGCAAAACGAAATCCAAAAATTGATCCAAACTATCAAAACTGATTATATCAAGTTTATCGGTCGCGGTAAAGATTATGCAGATTGCGAAGCTCATACCCAGAAAATGATTGATGACTTCAATAATGGTATTGAAATTAAAGAAGGTCGTGCTTACATCAAGATTACTACTAAAAACTCAGTATGGGGATTTATTGTTAAATCTGAAAACGACAAAAAGTTTTATAAAGGCGACATCCTGAAAGCAGCAGGATATAATACACCAACACGTAATGCAGCACGTGGAAACATCTTTGCTGATCATTACACTGTTCAATGGACTGGCCCGCTTTATCTGAAGTAAGTAAAACAAGGAAAAAGGAAGTAGCATAATGAAACGCATTAAACGCCCAGTACTCGACGTAATGGCAGCTTCTGTCGAAGTATATAATCGTCAGGGATTTATTCGAAGTGGCATGGGATATATAAAGCCAGCAGAAAATGAGAATGAAGACAATTTAGTTGTCAATGACAATAAAACTTCTATTATCAATCTGCTAGAAGAAGATCATGCATTCACACTGGAGAACTATGCTGCTGCTCAAAAGATAATTGATGATTTGAATGGCAAGATGATGCTTAAAAAAATGACAGGTAATTTGTCTAGTTTTGAT